TGGGATTTAGGTAGGAGACTAAATAGATGGGCAGCCAATAACAAAGAAAGGCACAATCTACAAAAGACTGACACTGGGTACAGACAACCCAAAGTCTATAAGGAGCCAGAGACAGACTTAGAGAAGTTAGACCATGATCTTAGGACCTATGAAAGCCACTTTGAGAAGATTAAGTTTGCTGACTTTGGTAGATGGTATGACTACCTAAAGGCTAACAAGATGCTTAAAAAGTTCAATAAAGAGGATATAGATATACTGAGAGCTGCTTATGGGGATGATAACGAGAAGTGCCGATGTGCTTGCGTTCAGTGGACCTTTGATTGGATGGTACTAATGGGGAGGAGTTTTACTTGGCTAAAACAACAACTCTAATATGGAAATCTTAATTGTATTTATCTGTGGAGGCATTGTAGGCTATGCAGTCGCATTCTTACGATATACGGAAGATGATAGCCTATGAGATTTTGCAGCCTGCTTTAAGGTCTGCAAAAGCCTCTGAGCTAACATTCTTGGCATTGGTCAATCTGGGGTCAACCTCCAAAGTGATAAATGAATGTCTTATGGACTGCTATAAGGCTATGATACCTATTGAGGTCATCACTAAAGACGAGAAATGGGATTTATGGAACTTTGCCAAAGAGAAATGGCCAATGGCAACCAGAGAGGAACTTAAAGACAAGTGCCTCTATATTTATATTATTGGCAACCTATTTTAATTCAGTCAGCCTAAAGCCCATCTGCCAAAGGAACCGGGCAGTCTTAGATGACTCCTTTCTTACCTTAGTCTCTGACCAGTCTGGATGCTTTAAGTGAAAGTGCTCATGGAGTAGGTAAAGGAGATAACGATACCCAGAAAGGGTAGGATCAATGCTTATCTTGTTTTGTGTGGTCCAAGCAATCCCCCAAGCCTGCTCTCTGCCGAGCTTACGATGCTCAACCTTATGGGGATTGGTAATCTTAGGGGGCATAGCACCCTCCCTCAAAAATCTCATATAAAGCCTGATGGGTAATCTGTAAAGCCATCTTACGGATTTGCCTAACCATAGCAGCCTCATCCTCAGATAAGAGGGCTAAGTCCAAATCCTCAATGACCCCCATAGCTTGTGTGCAGGCTTGGATGTCATCGTGTGGTGTAGGGTCAAAAGTTAGTAGTCCGTTTTGATCCTCGGCAATCCCTTTTTCCTGCTCCATTCTCTTATATCTTTTTCTACTTCCGTTCTGCTTTCAGCTCTATACTTTTCACACAAAGGCTCTAAGATATTTAACCTCTCAATCGGAGGTAGTGTTTTTAGTAGCTCTTGTACTTGTTTTTTGATTATTGGTGTGTTCTTGTGTGTCATTTTGTATTTTTTGCAAATAAAGTAATCCATCCATCAACTCCTCTTTGAAGTGCTGGACCCACTGCTCCAAAGATAAATCTTTCCTATCCATAGTGGTTCCATACTTTATAAACCCTCTATGCTCTCTTTTAGTAAACTCCTCAAATAACTGGTCCAGTAATTTACTCATAAAACTTGCCCTTTCCAGATACGTTTATTCCTTACCTCAAAGTCTTTAGTGCCATGTAAATCTATTAAAATAAAACCATGGTTCCAGCTATTAATCGGCATATATTGGGGATGCAACTCCGATAGACAACCCACAGACCAAGTTGTTACTATCTTACCCTCTATATTTTGTTCTGTATGCTCTGATGATCTGTGATGATGACCGCAAATAGTATTAGCTTTTGCCCTCAAATACAAGCCCCTGGCAATGTTTACCGGACTAATGATAGAGCTGGCAAACTCGTGACCATGAACGATATTTAAGTCATTAGCCTTAATAATCCTTTTATCTGTAATAAACTTAACTCCAGAGACTCGCTTTCTGATTAGGTTCTCTAACTCAAAATCTTCTACCCCATGCAATTCTCCGAGCTTTTGCCAGAGATAATGCTGGTATCTCTCATCATGGTTACCGAACTTAAAGTAGATTTGACAGTTTAAGGTCTTTTGGATGACCTCAATAACCTGACAGCCTATTGATAGCTCGGTAGCAAAGTTTTTCTTTCTGGGGTCTCTAAGGAACCTACTAAGGCCATGAAAGTCGAATAAATCGCCTCCTAAGATGACTGCATCTGGCTTCTCTTTCTTAGCATAGTCTAAAGCCGCTGTTAGGGCTGGGATAGAATGATAAGGGGCATGGATATCGAATAAACCAAGTATTCGGGAGGCCTTGACATTGTAAGGCTCGAAAGTTGACTCATCAGACTCAGGTAGCTTATAGGGGTTAAGAGGTCTTGGCCCTTGCTTATGTGTGATTGTAATTCTGCTTCCTTTACCATTTTGACCTTGTATCTGTCTGATATATCCTCTTATGGCTTCTACTGTCGTGAATAACTCTTTGTTCTCGGCATAGATAATCCGAGCCAGTTTAAGGTTAGGGAAGTCAGGATATTTATCCCGGTACTGTCTAACCACAGAAATCTTGGTCATGTAAAGGGTTTAACAAAATTAAAACCAATATTCCGAGACTATCAACTAAATTTTTGATAACTGAAAGTGCATTCCATCTTTTCTGGTCCAGTTACCACCCCAGTCAAAGCCATTATCTGTAAAGCACTTTACAAACTCTGGGCTGAGTTTGGGTACTTGTCCGAGTCCGTTCTCAAAGGCATTTAGGTCTATGGCTATCCCCCAAGAATGGAGGCTCATAGAACTTAGGCCTCTTTTCTTACGGATGTTAAAGCACCCATCCCAAGTCTTTAGCTCGTTGACACACCCAGTGTCTATTAGAGTCTTAAAAGCGGCCCCTAAAGGACCTATGAGGTCTTTATTGCAATAAATCCTTTTAGGGATCAGACCAATCTCTAAATGAGCTGGCACATCCCAAAGGGTTAGGTGTGGGTTATTAGGGGCTGGAGGTCCGTACTTTTTTAAGGCTTGGGCCGAGGTTACCATTTTGTATAGTGTGAAATTAAGGCCATCACTGGTTTTCTAATAGCAAAGCCAAAGGCTACACACAAAGCCAAAATAAGCCAATTTAGGCGGCCTTTAGCCTTGTCCTTCCATTGTCCTACCTCAATCAATAAAGCGGCTCTATTAGCCTCTAATTGGCTCACAGAGGCAGTCAGGGCTTCTATCTTAGCTCTGTCCTCTACCTTAACTACCTTAGTAAGGGTTTTTGTCTTATAGATTGTTAATGGTTTATACTTAACTATGATAGAGGTATCATGGGTGCGGATAGTGTCGAAGATGTACTCTCCAGACAAGAAAGTGTCTATACGGACTAAAGTGTCTTTGATATAGGTAGTGTCTTTGATAGGGTATCTCTCAGCACAAATAGCTGGGAGGCGGCCAGCCTGAGCCAGCCTTGCCTCTGCCTTAGATAGTTGCTTACCCGGATTGCAACCGATTAGCAATAACCCAGCCAACACTAAAACTCTCATTAGTCTTTCTTTAAGAGTTCTCCCTGAGTATTAGTCAGGAAGTTTTTTAATAGGTAAGACAGACCAGCAGTCAGGCCCACAACAGAGGCGGCCTTTAGATCACTCATTTGAGGTAGCTGGCTGGTTTCTAAGATAGCGACTATGCCAGTCAAGGCAGCACTAAAGAAAGCCACTACAAAACCTTTCATAAGGTCATTTGCATTCAGATTGAGAAAGTTACTCATTTGTCTTGTTTTTTTGATAATTGAATAGACAACTCAGTTAGCTGGATAGATATATGGTCGAGCTTCTTAAATAAGGTCTCATCCTTATCCTCGGCTACCTTTAGCCTCTCATCCATTCTGGCCATTTTGACTTGGCTATCATTCCAGATTTTTATTAAGGCCACTGCAAAGGCAGCCGCTTGCCCGACAATAAATATCATCCAACTCTGTGTCATCGTTTACTTTTTTTCGTTTAATTGTTTTTGTGCTTCCTGAGCTATCTTGTATCTAAGCTGCTCAGATGCTTTGGCTGGTAGTTCTCCCAATCCCATGTAGATCAGATTTACCTCCTCTACTGTTAGGGTTAGGGTTACAGTCTTAGACTCTTGGGTTGTAAAAGAGAAAAGACCGATTGCTGCAATTAGAAGTGCTTTTTTCATGGTTTATTTATTTAATTGTGATTTAAGTGCTTGTACTTGTGCCTCCAGTTCTTGGATAGACTTTACCAAAAGAGGGATGAGATGCTGGTAAGCCACTCCTAAATATTGACCACCTTCTTTTACTATACCATTCTTATAGACTTTATCAGAAAGAACTTGCTGAAGCTCTTGGGCGATAAAGCCTGTTTGAGTAGTGGTATCTTTAGAGTAAAAGGGTTGATACTCAAAGGTAACTGGGTTCATTTGTTTAATCAAGTCTAATGCTGATCCCAGCGGTTGGATGTTTTTCTTTACTGCACTATCTGAACCATCCACATAAGCACCTGCTCCCCATACACCCGTACCATTTACTTGTAGGTTGTAGGCTCCTTGGTCAGTTGTTCCTGCTATGTAAACCTCTCCCCCACTTGTTATTCTCATTCTTTCTGCACTATTAGTATTGAAGAACATAAAGTTGGAAGTATGGTCATAGCCTAATCTTCCAACAGCAGCAGCATCACTATCTCCCAAATCTAATATTGAGCGACCAGCATTTCCCCCAACAATTCCAATTAAAGCATCAAAACCAGAAGCTCCCGTACTTGTAAACCTTGCTATTGTTCCAGAACTTGCAGTACCTAATGAGCCACTTTCTAAAACATCTAATCTTACTGCTGGGGAACTTGTACCAATCCCTACATTGCCAGCAGATGTTATCCTCATCTTTTCAGAGCCATTGGTAGAAAATGTTAATGGGAATGCTCCAGCACCATAAATAAACTGAGTAGAACCATCTGTACCAAATTGAATACTTGAGGTAGAGGATGTTACTTCTACGTATCTGTTTCCGCTTGCTGCCTCAAATCTACCATTACCAACTACGTTTAATGCTTGGCTTGGGGAAGTCGTACCTATACCTACATTGCCAGTAGATGTTAGCCGCATTCTTTCTACGGCATTAGAAGCAAAAGCCATAAAATCCGATGTATGGCTATATTGAATATAACCCCTATATCTATCATCGCCAGAGGTTCCATCTGCAAACATTAAATATTGGATACCACCATTACCTGCTATTGTAATACCATCTTCATTATTTGCATAAGTAACCAATCTTGTAGCATAATATGATGCTGGGGAAGTCGTACCAATCCCTACATTGCCAGCGGCAGTTAATATCATTTGTGTTGGATTAGCTCCCAGTCCAAAACCCAAATATTGTGTGGCAGATGTACTTCCTCCTTGATAACCGATAACACCATCATTTGTGTTTCCATCAGTTAAAATGAATTTTGCTAAATAATTACTGCCAGTGTTTTGCAATCTCAATATTGGATTTGGAGTTGCACCCGCTTCAGATATGAAAGCATTTATTCTTGCACCACTATTTACACTTGTACCTACACCAAGATTTCCCAAAGCATCTAACCTCATTCGCTCGGTGTTGTTTGTTTCAAATGTTAATGCGGTATTTGATATGTTTCTAATTCTTGCATATCCATTAACATTATCATAGCCTAATAATAAACCATAACTTCCATTATTGTTAGCCGCAAAATATGCCTGCCCAGTAGTAGCTACTGCATTTATTTGTATAGGCAATAAAACATCTGGTATTGTTGATGTTGTTCTAACTGATAAAATAGAGTTAGCATCCAAGGTCATAGCTTGTGTAAAGGAGATAGCATTACCTGCGGTGCCTGAAGCAGCGGTATTCCAAATATGCTGACCTTGAAACTGTATGTATTGTGCAGCAGTTGCCGATGTGGCATATTTCCAGCCACTATTAAAATAAGCATTTTGGTTCAGATAGATATTATCATTACTATAAGACCAAAGCCCATTACCAACACTATTAATTTCATATGCCTTGCCTAAACTCCACGCACTTGGTGTTACTCCCAATCCCAAGTTACCAGAGGCATCTAATCGCATATATTCAGCAGAATACCCTTCAAAAGCTAAATAACCATTAGCATTGCCAGTAGAATTAAAACTTTGTATTTTATTGCCGCCCGATGTATTACCATTAGCAAGGGTTAAAATTCCATTTGTATTATTTGTGGCAAGATTTCCCGCAACATTAATAACTCCACTTGCCTCACTAATAATACTATTCCCTATTGCAGATGAACTTGTAAACTTAGGTATATAGTTGGTAGTGCCTGATCCTGAGATACCATTAGCTAAGGTGTCTGATACACTAAGAGTACCATTTGCATTAATTCTGAGGGCTCTTGTTCCGGCTGCTGTGGGAAGTCCTGACATTCTAACCCCTCTCTGGAATAAAGCCCCATTAACCACCGTTAAGGCCGAGTCTGGAGTGCTTGTTCCAATACCTACATCTCCAGCAGCATCAACCACTATTCTTTGATTTCCAGAACCATCAGCTAAAATGATATGATTTGAGATATTGCTAAGGCTATTTATTTGTGAGCCAATAATTGTATTGAAACTACCAGAGGTTAATCCATTTAATTCGTTGTTTCCAATTACAATATTGTGAGCTGATGATACAAGATACTTGCCAGCATTTTCGCCTATCCCGATATTTCTCGCACCACTTGTCACACCCGCCAAGGCATCTGTTCCAATAGCGATATTATAAGCTCCAGTCGTATTGCTCGATAAAGGATTGCTACCAATAGCAACATTGTTAATCCCAGAGCCAGCACCCTTACCGACATTTACACTATTTACCACTATGTCACTTGAGAACCTACCACTGCCATTCACATCTAATTTATATGCAGGGGAAGAAGTGCCAATCCCAACATCCCCTCCACTGGTTACTCTCATCCTTTCTGAACCATTAGAAGTAAATATTAAGTTTCTCGAACCATTTGCAATAAATTCTAAGCCAGTTGAGTTTCCTTTAATATTGCCATAGGTGGTAGTCCCAGTACTCGAACGAAAAGAAACTATAGGGTCATCCAACAAACCATTTAATATAAAATTTGCATTTACTGATACATTAGTTCCATCATCTTGTATAATTGAATTACCTGTCGTATTAGTTCCAGTCCATTTTGTTACATAGTTAGCAGTACCACTTCCCGTAACACCCCCAATGCCATTAAGAGTAGTGTCCTTCCATAATCTCGCTACCGAGTCATAAGCAAGAATAGCTCTGTTATTTACTGGGCTTGTAATTCTAACATTATGTAACTCCTCTAACTCATAGCCATTTTGCACATTTACAAAGAGTAAACCATTGCCAGCATTTGCCCTCTCTACTATCCCCACAAATACCATGTGATAAGGAGCTTGGGGCTTAACCTTTGTTAACTTACCCGGAATAGAGTCTAAGTAAACAACATCCCCAGCAGTAAAGGCAGACAGATTTAACTTGCCCACCACACCAAAGGTTCCAACCAATCCGACATCATTAGGCAAAATCTGCTCAGTAGCAACACCCAAAGTCTTTGATGAGGTAGAGTCAGCCCTATTGTCAGCCAGCTTTACAGAAGCACGATCTCCAGAAGCCCCAGATATATAAACAACATCTCCAGCCTCTATCGTGTCTCCTTGTAAATTCCTAACCCTTGCAAACTGCTCTAAGCCTATCCTTTGAGTGATAGTAGAGCCATTGCTCATGCCAAATTGCAAAGTACCCTCAGCATTTGACCACTGCAACCTCCTATCTGTAACCGCTTGGCTTGATGTATCAAATTCTACATATTTTGTCTTTAACCCAAACTGACCAAGGTCCACATTCTGGGTAGCCCCAGTATAAGGCACAAAGCCTGCCGCACCGGCTACTTTAAGCCATTGCGTTCCAGTATAATAGTAAACACTGCTATCGGTAGTTCTATAAAATAGAGCACCGGGATTGGTTGACCCCCCAGTCCGTAAAGAGGTTGTAGTACCTTTTGGGATGTGGAAGGTAGAGTCGAACATACCAGCTATCCAACGATAGCGGCCATTGATGTTAGTGTAATTGCTTGGAGCTTGCCCAAACACTACTTGACTGCATACTAAAAGTAAGACGAGCTTAAATATTCGTATCATAGATGACATTTATTGACTCTTGTTCGTTAAAAGGTATATTAGGATCAAATTGTAAAACTCCAGTAGAAGGGTTATAATGCACCTGCCTTGTGTTGACACTGATGTCATTCACACTGGTAAGCACATCAAACTCCACCCCAGTTCTGGCCACAAATAGCATCTTTACATAAGCTATCGAGGCATCGACAACAGAACTCTCGTTAGGTAAGGGGTAATATGTTTGTCTTAAAGTCATTAGTCTTTCCAAATTGCCCAGACTGTCTCGCCCGGATTAAAAGGAATATTCGTATCAAATGTGATCCTTCCTAATGCACTATTAAAAAGTGCAGTCCTATTCGATGGACTTCCCGTAGTAATAGGATCATAGACAGTACCCTCTCTGGCTATACCCAGAATGGTCTTGCCTTGTAATGACTTGCCAGTATATGACAAGCCAGATATAAATGTACCCCCTGGGGTTGTACTCCAAAAGTCCGAGTCCACATCCTCATCCCCAGTAGGGCTTGAAGGGCTGACATCCATTAAGAAAGCCCCAGTTCCAATGATGTTGACCGTACATTGAACAAAGGATTGCACATCCCCAGAGATAGGGAGGTTCTGTATCAAAGCCTCTCCTTCTATTGTTCTAATATCCCCATCTAAGTTAGTAAACTCAAACTGCCACTCCAAAGCCGACCTTCTCACAGACTCTTGAATAAGGTAGAATGGGCTGTAACGATTTCCGTCATTATTTGTTACTAATACCCCAGAGGCAGAGCCAGACCATTCGGTCCTTCTAATCCTTCTTTTGGTAAATAACCCATCATTGACAGAGGTTCTATTGATAATCTCATTAGTCATCTCAAAAGAGCATGACTTGGCACAAAATACCGGAGAGTAATTACCATTAACCTTTATAGAGGCTATCATATTGGACCCTCTTACTACTTTACCATCGTTCATTCTTGGATATATTTGAACGAATGGCCCTCATATGTCTTAGGAATAGTTGAGTCAACTACCTCAATCATATAAAGCCCCCATTCGCAGTTATCGGTATCTTGTTCGTAGTGCAATAGCTTAAAGCCCTTGTTTGTCGTGGCTGGATGTGTGTCTCTTTGTCTATATAGATGCCATAGATCGGGCAAATCAGGAGCCCCATCATAGGTCTTATCGGTATCTAAGCCATCTACCGTAGCCTCAAAGGCAGTGAATACTCTGTTATATTGGTTCCAGACCGCTTGGTTCTGATGTTGTCCGTAGGGTAGCTGGTCCTCTTGTGGAGGGTTACCTTGAAACTCGATTGAGTCATAAAAGTTACCCGACAAGGTATAGTCATAAGCCTTAATCATAGCAGCTCCAACAGACTCACTTTGTGTAGGCTCGGCAAAGGTTAAAATAGTCTTATTTGTAATTACAGAGTAATCCACTTCAACTATTCGGAATTTACCATTATTCAAACTGGTAAAACTAATATTTATATAGTCATTTATATTAAAGAATGGAGTATAGAAGCCATCTAAGTTTACCCCACTACCAGCAGCAAACACCGCATTGCCATTATATATCGTTTCTCCTAACTCAGTCAATAACAGAGCCCCTTTCATTTCTATTCGTGGGGCATCGGATATAAATACGGTCTCATCTCTTACCGCCATGTTATCTACCTGCTGCTCAGAGGTGTGCTGTTGCCCTTTATATTTTTGATAGCTACCATTGACTCTTGGGGTCAATGTGATACTCAGATTGTTAAAGAATAAGGGAGCAAAGATATTAGAGTTGACAGCTAACCTTATCCATATTTGCCCATCGGCAGGAACCTCTAACTCTGAGCTGACATTTGTATATTTTGGCAACTCATCCTCTGGGTCTAAGGAACTATCTAAAGTAGTCCTCCACATTTGAGTAAAGGGATTGTCTGCAATAGAAGCAGTCAATGGCTTAGGCTTGCTGACCCACTGATTTATAATAGCAGAAGGGTTAGTATTATCATACTGCCATGTAAAGTACTTAGTATCGGCTTCGAGCCATACATGGACTGGGTTTATGATATTTAAGTTCGTGTCTTGGCCTACATCCACAGAGATTTGCAGCCTATCCCCTTTTTGAACATAGAAGGGAGTAGATTTTACATAGTGTATAAAGTCAGTACCAGCGACGTCCTCATGCTCGACAACTAAATATCTTTCTTTCTCGTATCCATAGACAAACTCTTTGACAATCTCCCCTCTTGCTCCGGCTTGTTGGTAAAGGTCTAACCAAACACCCCCAGTACCATCTCCAGCCCTTGCCAAGGTCCAGCCTTCAGGCCGATAAACCCCGGTAGAGGTTGGAGCAGTAGGATCGGGAGCAGTTGTCTCAGTTCCCCTTTCAAAATCTATATTCTGCACTATCTCTGATGGATAGTTGTAGTCAAATGTGTGCTTAACCGCTTTATAAGGCCTTTGCAAGCTCAACCTTGCATCATCGTTCATAAAGGCCATGTCATAGTTGGCCCCAATATCTTTGACCAGAAAAGGTGCAGAATAGCCAATAGGCTCGCCATCATAAGTGAACTTACATACCCTCTTTATCGCATATCCAGCCTCATCGGTAGAACGGATAAACCAGACATTGTTTTGCTGGCTTAAATCGCAGAACTCCTTAAATATTTTCTCTAATACACTAAAGCAATTCTCTGACTCGCCAATGCTCGTTTCAAAGGTCTGAGCATTCAAATAAAGCATATTATAAAAGTGGTCGGCAGCCACATCATAGGTAGCCGACTCCTCTAAGAGGTTCATCTCTACCCAAATCTCTAATTCCAAGCCAGTCTTTTGTAAAGACCAAGCTATGTATTTTATAATCTGATGAGGACCGGTCAAATACCTACCCTCATTGTCAGACAATTCAATATCCCTTAAAAAAGCAATGCCATCACTGGCAGTAAGTATTAAAACATTGGGATCGGGCTGGAAGGTCTGGCCTAAGTCAGAGATAGACAACCAGCCAGTAAATATGATGTCAGTCTCAGTGCCTACTGCAATCTCAACTTTATATTGTTGATCGCCACCCTCAGAAAAGGTCATGGCATTTACATCATCATTAGTAAATACCCTTAGTGTGCAACTTTTACTTTTTATAGGGGTAAACTTGTCCTCTGAGTTGTCAACGGTCTGGAATACGACTGGAGCATCGGCAGTCTCTAAGGCTACCTCTGATAAGTCATTTTCTGCTGTGTTTGTAATCTTTACATAAATAGTCTGCTCATTCGGGCTATTGTCCGAATAATCCACTTGGGTATTAACAAAACTACCTTTGTAAAAGTTAGCCATTTACTCTGAGTTGACTTCTTTGTGTTCTTGCGTATGCTAATAAAATATCCTGACCTCTAAGTACCGACATTCCAGAACCTCCGTTTTGTCTGCCACTCATAAAGGAGCCAACAGAGTTATTTGGTACAATAGACCCACTAACAGCAGGCACAAATATTTCAGGTCCTCGTTCTCCTACCATGTACGGGTTTCCACCACTTACTGGACCACCAAGTGCCCTTCCCGGTAATGTTATACCCGCCAATAACTTAAAACTTGTTGAAAATGGAGTTCCAGTAATTAAAGATACTAATCCAGCTATGGCAGCAGTTTGTATAAGTGCTTGGACTAAGTCCTTAATGCCTTCAGATAAACCCTTAAAAAATCCACCAATAGCATCGCCGCCTTGTTCTATTGAATTAAATAAGCTATCAAAAGCTGGGGCAAATGTGCCACTCACAAATCCGGCTACTTGGTTAAATTGACTATATGCCTTAGATAATTGCTCATTAAGATATTCTAAAACCTCTGGGTTTTGTATTATAGCTTGTACATTAATCGGCGGCAGTTGTAATCCTAAAGAGTCAAATTCAGCTTTTATTGCAGCTAATTGTTTTGTCTTAGCTAAATCAACAAAATCAAATTGCACATTAGTTAATGGAACAATTACCTCTTGTGTAATAGGAGGAATTTCAAGTTCCTCTCCTCCTATTGTAGCTATTTTGGGTATTGATAGCTTTACCTTTTGAGGTTCTACTTTTGCCTCTTTAACTTGTATTCTTATATCATCTATTAAAGCCGCCTGCTTGCCAGCAATGGCATTTAATATAGCTTCTCTTGCTCTTAATTGTTGTGATAATTGTGTATTTAGGTCAAGCTGTGTTCTTTCTTCTTTCGTTAATAGCTTAGCAGATTGTATTCTGCCATCGAGACCTCTTTTAAGACCTAAATCTATTATTTGTGTTGTTGCTCCAGCCTTTTCTAACTTTAATATCTCTGTGCTAATATCTTCAAGCTCCTTAGTTAGAATAGCAACCTCTGATCTTGCTACAAGACTGGCAGTGTACCGTTGGTAAGCAAGACTCAGGTTATTTACTAAACCTTCCTCATTTTTCAAATCCCCAAAATATTGAGGATTTATAGCTCTTAGCTTTTTTAGAATGGCCTCTTTTTGTCCTCTTGTTGTATTCTCTGAATTAAGGGCTATAATTAACTTATCTATTTCTACCCTTTCATTAGCTATTCCTTGAAAAATAGCATTTTGTTGCTCAGCAACTTTTTTACTTTGTTCTGCTAAATCTTTTGCTGCTTGACCAGAACTAAATAACCTATCTCCAAAAGTGATAAGTAAAGAGGTAACAGTAGAGATAGCCAGAGCAATACCAGCAGGTCCAGCTAACTGACCTACCAAAGCCTTAAAGGCCCCTCCAGCAGAACCAGTCGTTGATTTTAATTGATTAAATGAAGTGACAAGAGGATCAATGTTATTGGCTATACCAATAAGGCCAAAAGGTGCATCTTGCACCACTCGGCTAAAGTTCGTTAATGTAGATGTGGCCTGACCCGTTACATTGGGTAAAGTTCTTATTTTAGCACTCGCATTCTCGACCGCATTGCCTAACTGGACAGCATCTTTGCCAGTCTGGTCAAGTTCGTTACTTAGCTTATCTAAGCCACTAACCGCACTACTGACATCAGCCGCTATCTTAATTTGCATTTCAGCCATTCTGCTTCATTTTAAGCCTTTTTAAGGCCTCTTTCTCTCTCTTGGCCTTTAGGAGTGCCCGGACCTGTTCTTGGTCTAAATCAGCCTTACTTTCAAGCTGCCAGCTATCCATGACAAACCTCGCCCCATTGCCCTTACCTATCAGAGCCTCGCATATTAAGGCTGTTTGGAACCTTAACAAGACAGACTCATTCTTTACCTTGTCGATATAGCCCTTTCTTAAAAGTAGGTACTCCTCGACATCTAATCCGTAAAAAGCATCCGGAAGCAGACCTATCTGGCCAAAGGCTTCCGACCTCATCTCATCCCAAGTTAAGGATTTGCCACTTGGGCTGGGGCTTCCCCCTGCTCCTTCGGTTTGTTGACCTCCACAAACTTGTTAATCAGATTGGCCGCATCTGCCTCATCCATAGACCCGACCCACTCTTGGACCTGATCGATAGATACTGTCTCCTTTATTCCGTTTACCTTGTTATAGCAGTTAAGACCGCCATAAACAAGACCACAGATAAAGTCAAATTGCTTGTCCGGTTTGCTTAGAAGCTCAGACATTAACAGAGGGTCAGAAGATGTAGCCTCTCCGTAAAACTTAGAGAACCACATCTTGCCGACATCCAATGTAACCTCTTTACCTCCGATGGTGTGTGTGATTTGTTTCATGTGTTATTAGCTTGCAGGTGTAGTATCAATGTCTCCCTCAATCTCGATGGTCATTGTGAACTTAGCAGTCTGACCGCTAACATTCTGCTGACCCAGAGCTGAAATCCAACCATAACCACCATGATAGATAGTCTCGGCTGAGTCTGTCAGATGCCAATATTTCTTAGTATTGTTGGCATACAGAGTTTGAAAATCATTGAAAGAAGCCTCGTTTGCATCAGGTACAGTGTCAACTACCGCATTCAAAGTGAAACGGTTGTTCTGAGGTCCTAATACTTTCAAAGTTCCACAGTTAGTCTCATCACTAACTACATTGCGGCTGCCATCGAATGATCCCTCACTCTGGCAAACAGCCGACTTTCTTGCACCACTCGGAGTGTCTGAATATTCAATGAACATCACACTGCCAGAGATTGTTGTAGCATCTGCCATTTTGTTTTTATTTAATTTTGATTAATAATATGCTCGTATCTAAGTAAAAGCCTAAATAATTTCTCAGAGCCATCATCCTCGTAAAGCTCGGTCTCTGATTGGATTGTTATTTGTGTAATCTGATGGTCTGGTATGGTTATGCCAAAAGAGTTAGGTCCGAGTATTATCTCATCGTAAATCTCTTGGGCTATATCGTAAGCAGTCTTACTATTGCCTATGGTAGCGAATTTAGTTAATATATCTACCACAATGATAGCAGACTGAAAAAATGCAGAGTTGTTTAGGTCTGTCTGGGTACTACCCTCTGACCTGATTAGGACATAGTTGCCATTCTGGCTCAAAGGCACAGCATCCTTATAGACTGGTACACTAATAACCCCATCGAGGGTTTTATACCATTCGGTCTTTAGGTCGTATAGTGCAGTCTTAAATGCCATTCAATAATCTTGTTACATTAGTCATCAACTTTTCTCTGACAATGGGTATCTGCTTAAAGAAAAAAGGCTTTGGCCTTATACCATTCTTATAGATAGACCGAGCAATCAAAAAGGCTGCTCTGTCTGCCTCCTTACCTTTAGCAATCCCCTTTCTCTTTACCCATCCTCTGATAGCATCTATCAGCTTCAAAGTACCCGATCCCTTTGCCCCCTTAAATTGGGATGCATACTCCTCGGTGCCTGGGTATGGGTTAAACTTACTCTTTGTGCCAAACTCAATAAAAGGAGCATAAAAGACATTAGCCGAAACCACATAGGACATATCCCCTTCCTTGCTTTGTGTTATCGACCTTAATAAAGTACCCCTATCTCCCCCTTGACTGGCTACATCCCTTTTAGCTAAAGCCACAAAGTCAAAGGCAGCGGCTTGAAGCTCTGCATCTACATCGGTCTTTAATTCCTTACTGGCCGAGTCTATGCGGCTTTTTAAGCTATCTAACCCTATGACATTGACTTTAAGCAAAGATGGTAAATGCTGTTATCTCCCAGTAAAATCGTTTCTCATCAATCCTTCTCACAGAGCTAATAGAATAGGTTTGCCCAAAATACTCAATCTTGTAGTCTGGAGTGATATTGTACCCTCTGAACGGAACCTTAAAGGTCTTAGTGTCTGACATATCTGTCCGACCATCGGCCTGAGTCCTACCACCACCCTCATCAGTAATCTCAGCCCACATCTTATAGGTTACTGCCACCGTATCGGTAGCATCCCCATCGGCATCGATAGTGTTGGTGTATTTAAGGAGCTTTATCGGTTTGAGGTTACCTATCATCCTAACCAGTTGACTGTTTTATATTTCGAGGCCAAGTTCATAGCTTCTCGGCTCATGCCTTCCACATTCTCATCCCCTCTGTTAATGTATCTATAAGCGACCTCTTTATACATGGCATCCTTTAACCCTTTGGGTAAAGTAGTATAACCAGCATCATAGAGCATGGTCATATTCTTATATTTAGGGGTCTTTAGGATGCGGCCATTTAAGGACACATCAAAGTCATCAGTGCTTATACTATCTCCCTCATCATCTTTGACATTGATAATGGTATTTACCGGACCAAAAGGTATTTCAAAGTCTCCAGCCAAGTTAGTGAACTCAATCTCCCATGTCTTAGGGATTAAGCTCAGGCCAGTGAACTCCTCAATCCTTTCTCTGGCAGAGGTAATAAGATCAGCTATCAGAGCATCGTCATCGTCATAGTCAGAAGGGATGCTATCTGAGCTGTCTATAAAGCCCTCCAATCTGAGGTAGTTTTTTACCTCATTAACTGTCAGAGGTTCGGTTATCCCGGACTCATTTGTCTGGTCCTGCCAGTCGATAAGTAGATTGTAAAGCATAGATATTTATTAAAAAAAGGGGCCAGCCGAAACCGGCCCCACCACATCAAACCACAGCACCTATTTAGAATGATCCGTAGATGATTGCATCTGTTCTCATGATGTTGATGTCTTCAAAACACTCAACACGAGCAGTTACCAGGTTTCTCTGGAAGTTGTCGCTGTCCTCATAAGAAAACTCTACACGCAATCCCTCGGTCTCAACACGCTCGAGATAGTTAGCATCGATGATAAGGGCTTTGTCGTTAGTAACCCATGAAGCACCGATTACAGGCACTCCAGCGATACGAACGTTACCATTGGCATCGATTACGAAACCACCAGGAACTGAGTAGTCAGTTGGCTTAGTTTTAAGCAAGTCAGCCCACTGAGCATAGCTAACGAGGGCAAATGAAGCCTCGAAGTTAGCATCCAGTTGGTTGGCAATCCAGTCAACCAGTTGCTCAGCATCAACAGAGGCAGAACTAGTAGTAGAACCAGTAGCGGCAGTTGATACAGCAGTAAAGAATGTGCTGTTCTCTTTTTTGTAGAAATCACGCAGCAGCATTCTCTGGAGGGTGTTCTGCAAGAAAGGCAGTTGAAACATCATCTGCTTAGAAAAACGAGCGAAACCAGCAATGTAGTCAGATACTACTTTTACCTCAGTCAGGTCGTAGTCAATCTGGCTCTTTGCGTTACCCTCAGTCTGGATTCCGATAGAACCCTCAGTACCAGTCTCACGATAGGTAACATAAAGTCCGGTTGGAGATACAGCAGTAGGGATAAGATCACGCATGTTAATCTTCTGAGCAGGCACCAATCCTTGACGTTGGTTGTAAGTAGCAACACCATCACCAGACAGGTTGTTACCCAAAGTCATTGTACCGACAGCTTTAAGGTCGATAGTCAGTTTGGCATTCTTGTTCTTTTGGAACTCTTTGATTTCAGCTTGCTTAGCTTCAAAAGCCTCAGCCATTTGCTCAGCAAAAGCATCACCAAAAGATTTAGTCTTGTTATCGACTTTCTTGGCGGCTTTCTCAGCAATCAGTTGGTCGAGAGCAGCTTGATTTTTCTTAGCAGCCTCATCCATTGTTACGACAGCAGCCTTTACCTCGGCTACATCGTTTTTTACATCAGCGATAGCAGCCTCATTGGCAGCTTTCATCTTTTCAACAGACTCGGTAGCTGATTTTACCGCAGTCTCGATGCTTTTCAATTCTTCCATTGTTAGGAATTTAATTTAGTTAATAAATTGTTTAAGTTATGCTTCAATCCACTCAAATCTACCTCCGGCTCCTTAGTCTCTGCAACTGCTTCAGCGGGTTGCTCCTCTTTAGGAGTGGTATCTATTGAAATAAGTGATTTAATTGCCTCGTTTATTTGTGCGACTCTGATTTCGATAAACTCGAAAGCATCATCAGAGAAGCGGCCATCCTTCAATGACTTTAAGAGCAGGCTAAGCTCTTTAGACAGCTTTTCATGCTGGCTCATTACCTCCTCGGTTGACTTACCCACCTCAATAGTTGGTGTGTTAGGGTTAGCCCCCCAAAGGACCGCTGAACCTTCGAAAAGGAGTATCTCTTTGATAAGATTGTACTCCCCTTCGGCACTCTTTTGGTTCTCGGCTTTAATAGTCCTAAAGCCAACTGAGTGCTGGTTAATATGACCAGACTTGTAGAACTCTAAGACATCGTTGCCCCATGTAGTGTTTGGTACATCGGTAACCCCAACCAGATAATCCTTTTCTACATACAGCTCAGAGAACTTGCCAATGGCTGACTTTAGGCTTGGGTTATGGTCTGTTAAGTGCCAAATAAGGTTTGCACCTTTAGGACCTCTTTCTGCCATAGTCTTGTTATAGGCATTAAAGTCGATGACATCATTGTCAAGGTCTTTAGAGCCCATCTGGCTGATAGCAACCTTTACCTTTCTGGTAGTAGTGCTAACATCTTGCACTGAGTTGCTGACTGTCTTTTGTTCAAAATATCTTTTCATATTCAATATTTGGGGAGGGTTAAGGCTGGTTATTGTTTCATTATTCCGCAGTATTGGCCTGAGCCCCTTAAGCACCTCCCATATTTATTAATCTACCTCTACTATCTCTTTTAGGTACAACAATGTAAGAACATCTACAATTTATGACCATTGCGGCTGATCCACCGGGAGCCAACGGATACTCTATGTTCTCGCCACTCCTTGGGTCCACAAAGTTCTCATAGAACCCTACCACCTGACCATCCATGTGAAAGTGGTCTTTAGGTTGCTCTGGCTTAAAGCCTCTGGTTCTGGAGTCTCTGAAAGCAATCCACTCTTTAACCATCTCATAGTTAAAAGACTCGGCTGCTGCCTTTATCCCAGTATTAGCTGCCCTACCTACCTCAGTCCTCACAATCCTTTCGGCTTGCATGGCTGTAAAGCCGGACTGCTCTAAGGTCTTGACTATCTCATCCACAGTCTGCTCTTTTATAATCGCATTCTGTAAGACAAGGAGCAAATGGTTTCTTAGTGTCTCTGAGGTTTTGACCACTGCATATTGCAATAAGGTCCTTTCTAACTCATCGATGATAAACTTGGTCCACTGCTCATCTCTGCCTATCCCTTTCTGATTTGCCTCCCTTCTGATTAGCTTATACATCTGGTTGGCATGATAGACCCCCACTTGCTTGTAGATGGCCTCTATTGGTTTATAAAGCTCATCGTTGTAAAGTGTGGTCCTCAGTCTGCTTTGGGCTTGTCTGGCCCCTACTTTCTTTATTGTACCTATCAAAGAGCTGACAACCTTATCCAGTTGTCTTTTGACCTTAGGGAAGTGGGTTTTGGCAAACTTCCGATTGGTTCTCGTGAAGTTCTCCGCATACTCTTTTCTCTCCTTGTCGGTCATTCATTAACCTATTTTTTAATGCCAATCGCTTGGCATCCATTTTAGCTTTCAATAATGCACAGCACCTCTCCCTCTTTGTTATTGGGTAGGTTGTGCTGACAATCTCATCAATCGTCATTCATCTCCTCGTTTTCCTCCTCATCTTCAACCTCGTTAACATCGCTGAGGTCCATGTTTGGAGTCTCATACTCACTAAGTGGCATTCCATCTTGTGTAGTTATCCAAGGCTCATCAAACAGAGGATTGTCTATTCTTTCAAGGCCCAGGAGCATCCTTTGCTCGTTAGGGCTAAGGGCTTTGAGGTCCTTAATCCAGCTTGACTTCTCGACTACATCCTCTTGCAGTTC